CGCCATTGAACGCTGATGCACCGGCAGAGCCTTCAGACATCCAGTCTAAAAACCCACCAAAGACAGACTGGCCACCGTCTAGATAAGTCACAATATCATCAACAGCAAGCCCAAGCAAAACTAGCGCACCGACTACCAATCCACCAATGGAAAAGATAGCGCCAAGGATGGTAACAAGGCCACCCAACGCGATAGGCCCAAGGATAGCGGCCAATGAAATGCCGAACAATCTCAAGGCGTTAGAGCTACCGCCGACGAACTCGATAAACGACTTAGCGCCGTTTTCAATTATTTCAAATCCACGCAATAGAAAATTAGCTACCGTGGTGACTACTTGAGACTCACGATTTAGCTTGGCAATCATGCTGCTAAATTTGTTACCGATGATCGTAGTCGCCGCGCCGATAGTCATGGGCATCTGGCGAAACTTCTCCTGAAACATTGTGGACATTTTCAGAGTAGCTTCAATCACCGCTTTTGATGTCAGCTTTCCATCGCTAGCCATCTTTTTCAACTCTTCACGCGGGTATCCCATAGCTTCAGCAAGCGCATCTAGGTACTGCGGTGCAGCTTCTGCCATGCTTCTGAATTCGTCACCCTGCAATACACCAGAGCCAAGCGCCTGCCCGAACTGCAACATGGCAGACTGAGCCTCGACGGTATTAGCGCCACCAACCACAAGTGCTTGGCTGATTGTGTTTGTCACTTGCAATAGCTCGGACTGATCTTTAATCAATCCCTTCGCAGCTTGCCCGACCTTGGTATAAAAAGACCCGTATGCCTCGATTGACTGCCGGTTATCACTAGCATTTTTAGCAACTTCATCAAACGCCTTTCCAACATCTCCAAGAGTCTGCGGCAACATCCCGATGCGAGCCTCAAGCGACTGCATTGAGTCAGCAACACCAGCAAGCGCCCGCAAGGATGCAAACGCAGCAAGGCCGGACAACATACCACTTAAACGGTTAATGCTGCCCTCAACTCGGTTAATTCCGGTTTGATCGACGTTGAAACCGAAGCGGGTGATTAATTCTCTAACAATAGCCATGCTTTAATTTTACCCGCCTCAGTCTTTTTTAGCCATAGCTTGAGATTCGTAATCAGCGGTCATGTCAAGCAAGGCATTTAAACGCATCAAATCATCGACGCTGCACATACCTGATTTAACCTCTGATAATGAAACCTTGCGAGCAAGAATAGGACGCCATATCCACAATTCATGCTCTAAATCTTCTCTTAATTTACCGGCAGGCTTTTCTGAGTTTGAACCCCGGCGGTTAGGTTCCCAAAGTTTGCCGCCGTTTTGCGAAAAAAAACAGCGAAGTTCAATTTAAGAACTTCCCAAACCAACTCATACAAATCAAACAGGTTATCAGCTGTGAAAGCCTGATTAATACTCATGCCGTCTTTGATAAATACTTTCTTTTCAACCATATAAACCCGCGACTGGGTGAACATTGGCAAAATAATAGTATCCATCACTTCCTCGGTAAGATTCTCAGCAATGATGCCAGTGGCTTCACTCAAATCAGCATCCAACAGATTCACCGAGCCGCCTTGCTTACCTTTGGTGAGTCCACCAATAACAGGCAAGATAACTTTATTCAAGCGCAGCAAAATGCGGTTAGCTTCAAAGGCATTCATTTTCATGGCCGTGTATTCTGACTGGCCTACGATGATTGTTTCAGTCTGCATCTTTTCTCCTAATGTTGATTTCATTCTACCAAAGAAAAACCCGGCTCAGAATTATCTGACCGGGTTTGTGTTGGCTAGATTATAAGGTAATCAAACGCCGCCAAGTGACATTTTCAAATCAGCACAATCAAAAATGAATGTACGCTCACCGACTTCTTTACCGAACACCATCTCAGGCGGTGTTTTAAGCCATGCCTGAGTAGCTGCCACCAATTCAGCGCCATCACCAGGGCTCACAATGGAGATAGGGATAAGAATGTCACCGTCAAACAAAAAGTTATCCAGCGCCACCAGTGCCGCGATTTCATTCACCGCTGGCGAGCTTTGCAGCAGCTTGATTTCAATGGTTCCGGACTTATTGCCATTGCGGGCGCGTGCCACGTGACCATCAGCGCCCACGCGCTTCATATAAAGGTCTTCGTCACGCTTGGCGGTAATAAAGTCACCATCCGAGAAGCCAGAGACAATAACGCCTCCGACAATGACGGTTAGCTTGCTTGGGTCGTATGTAGATGTTGCCATTGTGTTTCCTTATTAATCCAAAGAATATCCGACGCGTCCCGAGATATTCACCACATGGACCGCCCCAGCCAAACGCGCACTAAACTCCAGTGTCAAAACACGCGAAGCCTTCACCAGTGGATCAATACTTTGCGACAATGGCGCTGTGATCGTGAAACCCGGCACAGTCTTGCCGTTTTCGTCAACTTCATCAGGTGCGATATAACCAACGGTCACGCCTTGTTGTAAAGACTTGCGCAGGTTAGTCACGCACAGTTGAATACCTGCATCGGTATAAGGCACCTTAGCGCGGTTAATCACTAGCATGGTCATGTTGGTCTGGATCAAATCCTCCAACCAGTCACGGCCACGGATAACGTCAATCCACTCACCTGCAACAACCTTGCCGGGGTTAGTCAACGCAATCTGAGTCTGGTAATACTCGAATGTATTTCCGCCCTTGCCCAAGATCGTGCTGCGCTGGGTTGCACTCAGCTTGTCAGGCGTCACGCCTCCTAGCTTCTTCAGTGCCCAAGTCTCGCTACCTGGCTGCAACGGGAACACCGCCGACATCCAAGCCGCATCAGGGTACTGAGTCAGAGCATTGGCGCTATAGGCCGCGTAGGTACGGTAATAGCGGGTATCCTTGGCCACGCTGATAACGTCAGTCGATACACCGGGCGTAAGAATGTCAGCCTCACTAGAAGCAAAGCCAAATAGCTTTTTCTGAGTCTCAGTCCAAGCCGCGAAATCAAGCTGCACTTGCTTGGTGCGGTCAGAGCTAATCAGGCCATACCAAGCATTGTCTTCCATGACGATAGCGGCCATATCAACGGCTACCGTGTCTACGGTAGTCATAGCGCCCCACGACAAGTTAGAACCCAGCGTTACCGATTGCAAGTTAGATTGGCTGATCCAAGCCAGCGACACGGTATTGCCAATGGCCGTAGCGGTCAGAGTCTCATTCGTATCCGAAGTGATAGCCAAAGCCAATGCAGTAGCAATCTCCGCAGCAGTTGCGCTAGCGTCTGAAGTATAGGTGTATACCTCTGGCGAAGTACCGGCCACCGTGATCGTGTAGGTAGTCAGATTGACAGCCACAATATTGACAATGGCAGTAGCCACGGAACGGCGACCGACCTTGACCTGACGTGGGTGCGGCGTTTGACTGAATGCAGCTTCTACGGCGCTCAGGATAGGCTCAGGCAAGTTAGCCGATACCGCATCATCGTAGCGGGTGTACGCTTGCACACGATTGGTGAATGACATCAATGGTCCGGTCACAAGTGGTGTCCCAAAATCTGCCCGCTCTACGCCGGTTGTATTCAGCGAAATGCTGACATTAACAATATCTGAAAGAGTTGCCATTGTGGCTCCTAAAAAATTAAACTTTGCAAAGTTCAGCCAAATGGCTTAGAACATTTTAGTTTTTACGCTGTGAAATGTCAAAAGTCAATCGGCTACGGTAGTCACCGACAAAACATACTCTTCATCCAGAGCCGTATTAACTGGCCCAATGGTGCCGTCACTAATAACAGTCTCGATGATTCCGACATTATCAACCTGATCTGATTCCCAACGAATCGACAAATCAATGCTTGCCCGCGGCTCAATGGCAATGCCATTAAGTAACTGTGCAATGTCAGTCACTGCCGACATATCAAAGACTGAGATTTCATTTTGTGAAAACTTATCTAAATTTGAGTTAAGCAATAGCTTGTCTGAGAATGTCTCGACAGTTGAAACACTATCATTGCCGAAGCGATTGACATTCAGCACGCTTTCACGAACGGCTAGAACCGTCTGCAAGCCTCCCGCGTCAACGTCTGAGTAATGAGGCTCACCAACTGTAGTAATCACGCCTAATCGAAGCGTAGAGTAAGGCAAAGGCGGACGCGGGCCTGTCTGGTCAGCCCAGATAACAGTACCGCCCATGATTGGCTGAATCAGCGTGTAAAGCCTTGTTTTAAGCGTGCTGACGTTCATTACGCAGCCAAGTATTTGATAACTGAGATATACCAACCATTAACCACGACAGTGCATGACGCATCAGACCACAATCTAAATTCACCCGGATTAACTCTAACAACATCAGAGCCAATGTAAAACGAGCCATTCATGCTCATTTTTTGTACGCCTGCTGTTTTAAATGTGGCAGAGCTAGCCTCTAATGTGAACTCGCTAACCGTACCAATGGCTAGCCGCTTATCAAACTTCACCACCTGATTAGCTGCGCTTGTCGTGACAATAATGTCAACTCGCACATTAACCATCGTATCAATTGGTAATTCGGTTAGCGCTAATTGGTTAGTAGTTGAATTCCAAAGATTTGTAACTCCACTTGGCAAGCGAATGCGCGTATTAGGCCCGAGTTTGTTATTAGTCAGCTTTGTCCAAGTGCTAGGCGACACGCTAATGGGCGTGCTAGCCGTGGCTGAATCGTTGTAATCGGCATAGCCAATCTGAGTTTGAAGCGCCTCAATCTCCGTCTTGGCTGATGCGAAGTTAGCCCGGACACCTGCGGTAGTTGGGCTCCCAAGTGGTGGGATAGCCGTATTGATGTTAGATGACATTGTTTAACCTCTTGTAAGTGTTCCGGCCACCCATGCAGCCGCGTAGCCCGTAGGCGCTTCCATGCGCCTTGTGGCGTAGATTTTGTAGTGCGAGATCACATCCATTTGACGCACAGAGATAGAGCTAATCTCATACGCGTAGCCACGCCACACGATCAAATCAGGCTGTAATCCAGTACCTTCTCCGCCCTCTTGTAAACTAGCGTCAGTGTAGACCTTCACCATGTCAGAGATGCGTCTGCCTTCTGGCGCTGTAATCAGGTCTTGCTCAGTGGCAGGCTGAATGCTTGCCATGATGCTTAAAACACTGCGCACACCAGGAACGAATACGCCTGACACATACGCACCAGCGGATTCATGCAAAACGTCAAAAGGCTTTCTGAAACTCATTTGCGGATCAGGTGTTTAATTGAATTCACGAGCGCACCCGAGTCCACAAGTGTCTTAGTTGAGTTTTTCTTAGCCTTAACCGTACTATCAGCCAGCTTAGGCAAGAAGTTCCGTCCGGTAATGGTTTGCTGAATATCTTTTTCAGCCTTTAAACCAAGCGTCGTAACCATTTGAGCAAAGGCTACTTGTCCAATTTGCTTGACAATCTTTTCCATGTACCTGATATAACCCGGTTTGTTTTCGTCAAATGCCGTCCTCATGAATGGCCTTGATGGTATTTTATCAGTACCGTATTCATTAGCCGTGGCATATTCAGCTATGTTAAAGCCTTCAGCGTCTTTTGAACCTTCAAGAACTCCAACAACTAATTCAGCCTTATGAGCACTTTTAAACTCAAGCATGATTTTTCTCATGCCTAAGTCTTTATCCATGACGTATTTTGTAGCCATTAGATACTAGGAATAATATCAAACATGCGAGTTATTACTCCCATGCTGATATTCATACTCAAACGGTCTAGCATGTTTTGGTAAATACTAGCGCCTCCAAAGTGATTATTTGATTTGGTTTGTGAACTAGAAAACTGACGTTCTAAGTCGCCCTCTTTTTCACGAATCAAATCGCCACCACCGCTAGTTCCTGACTCACTGCTCTGACGTTGCAAAAGCAGAATACAAGCCTGATACACCAATGCTAACCCGCGAGACTCCACTGGATACAGTTCAGGACTGATAAAGAGTGGCGCTAAATCAAGCATACCCTGCACAGTTTCATCACTGACAGACGCAAACTCAGGCGCTACGATACGTAAAACTTCTAGTTGCGTTGCCATTAATCTATCCAGTATGTAGGGTCAATATAGGCCACATTATATGAGGCATCCACTGACATAGTATTGTAATTAGGCACGATAGGACGAATCCGACGAATCACCGCCGCTGTTCCCGTCAATGGTGACAATGTAATGTCATCAAACGCACCCGACGCATAAGCTGGAATGATAGATACACCTGTCGCACTACCAGTCAATGGCGTCAGTGCAATAACTGGCAAACTACCAACTGCTACCGCTGCGCCATAAGCCGCACCAGTAGCCGGATTGATTGACAGTGACGCAAACACGCCAGCAGCGATACCCGCAGAGCCACCAGACGCCGCGCCAGTCAATGTAGTCAGGCTAACGTCATCAAACGATCCTGCCGCATTACCTGCCACGATAGCTCCACCGCTGGCAGTGCCATTGATAGCAGTCAGGCTAATAGCACTAAGCGCCCCAGTAGCCGACGCTGCGCCATTTGCAGTGCCTGAGACTGGCGACAATGCCACGTCATCAAACGCACCGCTAGCATTACCTGCTACGACTGTCTCGCCGCTAGCTGCGCCAGTGATTGGACTCAGACTAATTGGTGCAAGCGAAGCTGAAGCGTTAGCCGAACCGCTAGCCGTTGCATTTATTGCGTTTAGGCTTACTGGCTCAAATACACCAGACGCCACGCTAGCGCCTGACGCTGTGCCATTGACTGCGCTTAGGCTAACTGCACTCAGTGAAGCCGAAGCAGACGCCGTGCCGGATGCACTACCACTAACAGGCGATAAGTTAACCGCGCTAAATGAACCTGACGCGTTGCCTGTTACTGCGCCTCCTGTAACTTGATCGTCAACCCAGATGCGGGCAATCTCGGGCTCGAATATTTGCCACGGGTTGTCGCTGAGGGATTTGGCCTCCGCAGGCGATAAGCCTCTATCCCAGCGCAGCATAAGCGCCACATCACCGCCAAAACTGGGTGATCCAGCGGACTGACCGATGGCGTAAGACCCAGCACTAGAGCCAGTCGCATCGCCCGCAGTGTTTGTCGATTTCTCGACGCCCTTTCTGTACAGCTTGACGTTTACGCCATCGTGCGCGCCAATGATGACTTCAAAGTCAGTGATTGATACTTGCGTCGTATCAAGTGCATTTCTTTGCCCGCTGCTGATGACAGAAAACCGCCAAAATCCACCAGGGGTGATTTTTAAAAAGCTGCCGGCACCCGTGCCCGACGTGTCTCCTGCAACGCCAACGTTATCGGGATTTGTCGTAGTCTTTGCTTTTGCGATTATCAGCAAAGACGATCTCGGGCTAAGAAAATTTCCGGGAAAAGTTACTGACTCAGACCCCGTGGTCCTGATTACTTTACCAGCGGTCTCACTCTTCAGATAGTCAAAGTAAGCCCCATTCTTCAAGGCTCCGGGGAGCGCGCATATCGTCAATCCAACTGCAAGCGGATTAGATAAATCAACTCCGCAAGCATCCTCTGGTGGGAATACAAACGTGACTTCTAACCAGACTGTAAATTTGACAGTACCGCCAGGTACTCCAGAATCTCAGCAACGCTTTTTGCAGGGTGCGGCTGGTGTTCTTAAATCAGACTCTGACCCGCTAAAAAAGGCGGCGCGTGATATGAATACTGGAGGTTGGTGATGATGGGTTTATATTATGGTGGCGTTAACGCTGTCACCAGTGTATTCAGCGACATAGCATCTATTGATTTTGATGCCACTTTAGATGAACTTCACGAATGGAAAAATGAAGTCACGCAAAATCCGGTAGAAACTGGCTCACCGATTACTGACCACATTATCCAAAAGCCTGACAAATTGCGCTTGCAAGGCGTCATCACAAATAGCCCGCTACGCGGTGAATTCGCTGGGCAATACTTTGGCGGCGATACTTCTTCGCCACGCATACAGACGGCTTTTGAGGCCATTCGTGCGCTTCATTTGGCGCGTGATACTGTTGTGGTCTACACCAAGCACGCTATCTATTTGAACATGGCGATTGAGTCAGTCAGCATCCCACGAAATGCTCAGATTGGTGAAGAAGTACAGTTCACAATGGAGCTAGTTAACATCCGTCTGGTGAGCACTCAAATGGTGACACTGCCGCCGGGTATTAGTGCAAAGAAAACGGCTAAGTCAGATACCAAAGTTGCTAAAAAAGCAGAGCCTCAAAAAAGCACCGGAAAGGCAGAATCTGATAACCTACTTAAAAAATACCCTGCGCCGAATGAGTCAATTTTATCGTCGGCTGGTGGCAAGGTGGCTAATGCTGCAAAGGCTATTTTCAAATGATTCTCGAAGAAATCCCATTACTTCCCGATACGACTGACCAACTTGTTGACGTTGTTTTGTCAGACAATCCATACACGCTTCGCGTTCTATGGAATGAGACATTCGGCTATTTCAGCCTGTCAGTGTTTGAGCGTGAAGGCGCTGTGATCGTTGAAAACATCAAGATGGTGAAGAACTATCCACTGATTAAACGGTTCAAAGATACACGCTTGCCAGTTGGTGAACTGTATTTCATTGATAACAAAAACAAGAACCCGCGTGCGCTTTATACGTCAATCGGGACGAACGATTATTCTCTGATGTACTTTGTGCCAGACGTTGTTACGTCTGTTGAGTCTGTTGTGGTTACCGCTGCACCGGCTGTTAGTGGGTCAATCTGGGATAGCGGCCTTAGCGTGTGGGATAGCGGTTCTTCATCATGGGACATGTAAATGTCACTCTTTTACCGCGTAGCATCACTGACAGTCGGCAAGCCTAACGGTAAGGATGTGGAGATCCGCGACTTGCGTTTTTCGTTCTCCATTGAAAAGGGAAGCGGTGAAAACCCTAACCAATGCACTTGCAGAATCTACAACCTGAATCCGGACTCACGCGGACTGGTTGAAACTGTCAATAACGTCCTGATTCTGAAAGCCGGATACAAGCGTGACGTTGGTGAGATCACTATTTTCACCGGAACAGTGACGCGAGCTATCACTAAGCGCGAAGGCGCTGATCTGGTGACTGAATTGGAAATGTCTGATGGCGGGCTTGAGTACCGTGATTCAAAGACTTCATTCAGCTTCGCGCCTGGTGTGTCGGCTGGCCAAGTGTTATCAAACATTGCAGCCACGTTCGGCTTGCCAGTTAGACCGCTACCAAGCGAGATAGCTCAAAAGCAATACCCAGACGGCTTCGCGTTCGTTGGAAGGTCACGCGAGGCTATGGCCAAGGCTTGCGAGTATTTGGGCCTTGAGTGGTCTTTGCAGAATCGCGAAGTGCAGATACTGAAAAAAGGCAAGGCGGTTGCCATGCAAGCATTCGTTTTGTCGCCTGATACCGGTTTGATCGGTTCGCCAGAATCAGAGCATAAGACACTGAGCGAAAAAGCAGCAGCCAAAAAAGGCATCACGGAAAAGCAGAAAGGCGTGCGCGTTACCTTTGGCACCGATGATGCAAGCGGCGATAAAGGTAAAAAGCTGGAAGTGCAAGGGTATAAGTGCCGCACTCTGTTACAGCCTACCATGCAACCCGGTGGTTATGTCCGACTAGACACCAAGTCGATTAAACAAGAGTTTTTTCGAATCGAGGCCGTTACACACCAAGGCGATACGCACGGCACAGAATGGGCGTCTGAGTTGACTTTGCGTTACGTGTAATGGTGGGGTGGCCGGATGTGAAGTCGGCTTGTGCATATGGATCGCCATAACTAGTATTGTTTCAATCACGCTTAGCACGCTCACATGAAACGATTGCTGCGCATCACAACTGCGCTATACACCCCGTAAATGAAGATGGCGACCGGGAACCCCCAATCCGACGCAGGCGGTACTTTTCCGCTTGTGCGCTTAACCATCAAGTAAGCCCTGTACTTTACCCATACCGTTAAAAATATGGCAGGGCTTGCTTGATAGTTGATAGCAGTCCTAATGCTTCTCAGCCGTTGGACACTTTAGCCTTAATCCGCGCACGATGGAGCTAATATGCTTATTTACATCATGCTATCAAGTAAGTGGGCTCTATAGGCATACGCACTGAAATTGCGCTGCTACCGAATTCAGTTCGTCGAGCCCACTTACTTGATAACCCCCGTCTTTCCGGGGTGCCATTCACTTTGGACTTAAGCCGCACGATTATGAAACTACGTGCTATTTTCGTTTGGCTGAACGAATCATACACCAAGACAAACACAATTTTTACTAGGGGTTTTCACTAATAGCCAAATGCCGTAAAATATGCTAAATGGCTGAACAAATTGACTTCATTGACGCGCTACGCAAGCTGATCGACTCAAAGACTGGCGAGATAAACACGTCACTGCCTGGGGTCATCGTGAGCTATGCGAATGGCCGAGCTAGTGTGCAGCCTACGCCTAAAAAGCGATACGCCGATGGGGACGTTTTACCGTTCCCAATCCTGCAAAATGTCCGGGTGTGCTGGCCTTCATTTGCTGGTGGGTCGGCTGGTGTCAAAGGCCCAATTCTGCCGGGTGACAAGTGCCTGATTGTGTTCGCTCAGCAAGCCATTGACGGCACAGACGATATGCGCCGGTTTGACATCTCAGACGCTTACGCTATCCCTTGTGACTTGGGTTCTGCTGGCTCTGGTGACAGTGGCAACAATGATGCTTTAACCATGTTCTATGGCTCTGCATTTATGCGCTTGACTGGTGGTGGGTCTTTGCTGATTAACGCGCCTGCGGGTGTCACGATTGTGGGTGCTGCTATGACGCATAACGGTGTTAATGTTGGGTCAACTCATACGCATGGCGGCGTGAGTCCTGGTGGGTCTAATACGGGGACTCCTACATGATTGACTTAGGACTTGACCAGCAGACGCATGATTTGTACTTAGTCAATAATGATCTGGTTTTGCTTGACGGTGCCGAGCGTGTGCGTCAGCATTTGGCTATTAAGTTAAAACTTTGGCAGGGCGAGTGGTTTTTAGATACAGAATTTGGCACACCTTACACGGCTGAGATTCTTGGTAAACAGATTAGCCTAGCTGGGTCTATTGCTGCGCTAAAAGCATCCATAATGGCAGTGGACGGCGTTCAAAAGATTACCCGATTTACGTTTGACTTCAACCGCTCTGCCCGGTCTTTGGATGTTGATTTTGATGTGCTTACACCTTACGGATTGATTACATACAATGCCACTTAATACAACAGGCTTTGAGCGTGAGCGCCTAGCCGACATAAAGACTGATTACGATAAGCGGTTTACAGACGCGCTAGGGCCGGTCAACACTTCGCCTGATGCCGTGGTAGGTCAAATGATTGGCATCTTTGCGGCGGCTCTGGATGAAATTCAAGAGACTTTGCAAGACACTTATGACGCCATGTATCCGTACAGCGCAGAGGGCACAAGTCTAGATGGTGCCGTGGCGTTTGTAGGACTTACCAGGCTTGGCTCTACGCCTACGACTGTGACCGCTTGCGTATACGGTGCTGAGTCTACTTTGCTTCCGTCTGGTGTGCTTACGCGCTCTGGCACCAAGCAATACGCGACTACGTCAGATGTAGTGATTAGCAGGGCTAACGCGTTGGATGTTGAAATTGAAGTGACTACGGTTATCAATGCAACGTCTTACCAGATCATTGCAGGCGGCGTGCTAGCAGCTTACACCAGTGATGCCAGTGCCACGGCCAATGAGATTGCGGCGGGCCTTGCAGCGGCGTTTGATGCTGATAATTTTACATCGGTTGCAACGGGTTCAAAGCTGCGTGTTTACAGTGCCGACCAAGTGTCTGATTTTCCATTGACATTAGATGCCAATCTGACAATCACTAAGCTAGGCTCACCGGCTGTTTTTACGTCTATTGAGCTTGGTGCTAATGTCCTACCTGCTGGCGCTTTAACCATTATTGATAGTCCCATTCTCGGATGGGATTCGGTGTCTAATTTGATGGCGGGTTCTACGGGCCGCAATGTTGAGACTGATGAGGCTCTGCGTGACCGTCATTCGACTAGCGTTAGGGCTACGGGTAGCGCCACGGTGAAGGCTATCCGGGCGCGCCTGTTGGCTGAAGTTCCTGAAATTAGTTCTGCATTTATCTACGAAAACCGCACGACTGAGATTGTGGATTCAATGCCTCCCCATAGCCTTGAAGCGGTAATTGTTGGCGGATCTACTCAGGACATCCTCGATAAGCTGTGGGAAGTTAAACCGGCTGGCATTGAGACTTACGGCGATACGGTTGGCCAAGTGATTGACGACAATGGCGACGGTCAGACAATCAAGTTCTCACGGCCTGTTACTCAGTTCGCATGGGTTCGCGTTTCTGTTGATGCGCTGTACGCCGAAGAGACTTTGACTAGCACCATTGAGGCCGCTATCTCTGACGCTGTGCTGTCGTATGGGTCTACCTTGAATGTCGGTGATGACATCATCACTCAGCGGTTCTACGGGCCTATTTATGGCGCTACGACTGGCCTAGGTCAGATCACTGTAGAAGCTGCTATCACTTCAACTGAAGGCGGAACGCCTAGCTACTCTACCAATAATATCGCCATTGGTAGAGCGGGCATCGCGGCATTTGATGTGGCGCGGATTAGCGTGGTAGGCGTATGAGCCTAGTCAGTGAAGCCATAGAACGGGCAACAAGCCAGTTTCAGGCATCGCCAAAGGTATTGGCATTGCTTGAGGCGATTGTCGGTCCTTTGGATGTTGTCAATGCTACGACTGACGAATTTAAAACTGAGCGTTGGATTGATACCGCTATCGGTAAGCAATTAGACGGCTGCGGCTATATCGTCGGAGAGTTGCGGGCTGGACGTGATGATGATGAATACCGAAAAGCTATTAGGTTTCGCGTGTTCGTAAATATTTCAGAGGGTACGCCTGACGCTTTGATTGATGGATTGCGTTACTTGATTGATTCTGATGATTATCAGTATCTTGAAATGTACCCAGCAACGGCTATCATGTTTGCCAATGGGCCTGACGTGCCTATTGATATTCACCATCAAATGCAGGACTTGGCACCTGCTGGCATATCTGATGTGCCAGTGTTGGTTTCATATGCTGAATTACCATTTAGATTTTCCAAGGCTTCTAGAAATGGTGAGTTGTTTGTCAATGGTAAAAATGATTACTTGACGGCAAACGGTTCAGACATTCAAGTAACTGCACAGTCAATCGGTGATACAGGGCCTACTTTTGGTGGTATCGCACCGGCTGAATTAACGGCTGGTGATCAGTTGATTGATGTTAATGGTCATATCCTTGTGATTCATGCTCAAAATTATCAGACTCAAATAGAATCAGGCTACCATTTAACGGGTGTTTTCCAATGACAACTTTTGCCAATACTTTTACCACTTATTCAGACGGGCAGCAGAATTTAAATCAGCCTCCTGATTCTGTGATGGATACTGGTTTTGTACCTGCTACGGCGACAAGCCGGGGGCAGCCTTTACCTGCTCAGTGGTTGAATTGGATTATTAACCGTCTGTTTAAGCATATTAACCGTGACGTTGTTACTGACAATCTCGGCGTAAATTTGTTTACAACTGAAAATGCAATGATTCGGCTTGAAGCGTTTGACATTGCAGACCCTAATAAATATTTAGTTGCCATTGGTTATAAGGCTTCCGGAGTGTCACCTAGTTTGAAAGTAGTTTCAAGCGCGACATTGACGCTTGGAAGCGGTACAATCAACGGGAATCAGCCTGTTATTGGCGGTAGTAATGTGAAAATCGTCGGGTATTCCCGTCAAGTTGGAGAATTGTAATGGCCCTAAGTAGTACCGAGGAAGCCCAAACACGGGCGCTAATAGCACAGCAAGCGGCTATTTTGTCACTGGCTTCTAGTGAGCCAACTATTATCAGCAAGCTGGCAGCCACTAAAGTTTCATTGGCTGATTTGACTGCTGCTACTTCGCTTTCTGATA